GTTATGGTCAACAGGGCGTCAAAGGTGCAGGTAAGAATCCTACGACTGACAAAGAGAAAGCACGTAAGAAGTCCTTTAAAGCACGTCATGCTAAGAACATAGCCAAAGGTAAGATGTCAGCGGCTTACTGGGCTAACAAAAGTAAGTGGTAAAAAGTTAACTTTAGCTATTGACTTTACCTAAGAAATATGGTATAATAAGTACTATAGACAACTAAGAAATACTTTGATAATATACTTTAAAGAATAATTATTAAGGTTTATTCTTTAGAACAACTTAAGAAGAGAATAACCAAATGCCTAATAATCCAAGTCTTGACCCTTTAGAGATTGTCAATACAACTAACGACCCTATTTCTGATGCTATTAACAATGTCCTTCCTAAGAACATGTCCACTGTCGCACAGTCAGGTGTTAACGGTATGAACACTACTGGTATGATGTCTTCACAGACTCCTAGTTCAAACAGTGACAATAGCAATAATACTTTAACTAAATCCGAGTTTATTACTCAAGCCACAAAAGATATAGAGGAAGTTGGTAGAGTAAGACCGTCTACTTTAGAAGGTATAAATTATCAATATAACTCTCTACAGACAGGTAAAGGCTCTGCCAGTGAAGTTGAGTTGGATAGGGCTAGACAGTATTCAGAGTGGGCTCAAGCTCCTGGAGCGTATTCTGAAGGTACTGATGTAGATGCTATAGTAGAAGACATAATGTATTCACAGCTATCTTCAGTTAAAGAAGGTACAGCTATGGATGCGATGGATGTAGTAGTCCCTCTTGCAACCATGGCGCTTACAGCAGGGCTAGGTGGCGCTATAAGTACTGCATGGGGTGTTAGTTCAGCCACAGGTGCAGGCATAGCGGCAGGTGGTGTAAGTTTAGCTCAAGGTGATAGTTTAGATGAAGCCTTGGTTAAAGGTTTTACAGCAGGTTTAGGCGAAGCCGCTAATAGTGCTAACCAAGCTCTTACAGCGGCTCAACAGGCAGGCGAGACGGCAGAGGTTATCAAAGGCCTACAGGCAACTGCGGAAGTTACAAATAATATTAAGAATGTTGTGAACATAGGTCAGGCTATTGAAAGCGGAAATATCCTAAAGGGTATTAATGCCGGGTTAGGTCTTGCAGGTATTCCTACCTTAGAGGAAATAGCAACGGACGGTATATTAAAGTTTAACCCAGACTCTGAGTTTTTGATTGAAAACGCTGATAACTTAGCAGGTGCTGCTTTGAATGTAGCCGAAGGTTTAGCTCAAGGTGAAAATATTGAGAAAGCCTTGCTAGGTGGTGTTAACAAGTATATACGGTCTGGCGGTAATTTAGATGGTTTAGTACCGGAAGGTGGTGACTTTAGCTTTGACTTTGACTTAGAGATGCCTGAGTGGATGCAGAGTATTGCTGACGCAGCTTCGGATATAAATAAAAACTATGTCAAGCCTGCTATTGAACAGGTTGACCAGATTGTTAGAGACTTACCAACCACTAAACAAGAGTGGCAGGAAGCTGAAGCTTATGTAAATGAAAACATTATTGACCCTGTGTCTAATTCTGTTAGAGAAACAGGTAGAGGTATAGAAGAACTTTATGGACAGGCTGAGGATTGGGTTAAAGAAAACACCCCTAACATTGACTTACCTGACATTAACCTACCTGACTTAGGTGCGCTTGCTTTAGGCTCTACAGGCTCATCAGGCTATACAGGCTCTACAGACCCTCTTGATTTAGTTACGGTTAGTTTAGACAATCCAGAGCTTGTTCGAGGGTTTGATTTAAGTAATCCATTTTTAAGATAAAAAACTATTGACTTTTGACGTAAAACATGCTATAATATTACTATAGAGTGTTAGTTAAAACTACAAAGGAAACCATAATGACATATTTACAACTCGTCAACAAAGTCCTGATAAGACTAAGAGAAGATGAAGTTAGTAGTGTTAACGAAAATCAATACTCTAAACTTATAGGGGAATTTGTTAACGATTCTTTACGACAAGTAGAAGATGCTTGGGATTGGTCTGCTTTACGAGGAACAATAACTGCTAATACACAAGCAGGTATCTTTAACTACATTTTAACAGGTAGTGGTAACAACAGTAAACTATTAGATGTTATCAATGATACGTCTAATTACTTCGTAGACTATAAAGCTCAGTCTTGGTTTAATGATAGATTTTTAAACAACGAACTACAAAACGGCAGTCCTCGTAACTATACGTTTAATGGTACTGATGATAATGGCGATACAACAGTTGATGTCTATCCTATTCCTGATGGTGTTTACGCTTTACGCTTTAATATGGTGTTGAGAACAAAAGAATTGGCTAATGATTCTGATATTATAAAAGTACCATTCACACCTGTTGTCCATTTAGCACACGCTTTAGCTACTCGTGAACGTGGTGAATCAGGGGCGCAATCAACTCCAGAGTTACTATACACAGCAGAGCGTACGTTATCCGATGCAATATCTTTAGATGCAGCAAAGCATCCAGAAGAAACTATGTTTTATGTGGGGTAAGCTATGGCACAACCTTTACAGAATATAACAATAGCTGCTCCTGCATTCAAAGGTTTGAACACGCAGGATAGCCCACTGTCAGGAGACGTTCAGTACGCTTCTGTGGTGGACAATGCTATTATTGATACATATGGACGCATAGGGTCTCGAAAGGGCTTAGAAGCTCTTACAGGAAGCGCTACGCCTCTCAACGGACAAGCACCTACGGTTATTCATGAGTATGAAGATGCTAATGGTAACTTAGAAGTCTTGTCTATTGCGGACGGCAAGGTGTTCAAGGGTATCAGCACGTTAGTTGACATAACGCCCTCAGGCTACACTATCTCAGATGAAAACTTTGCCATTACTAATTTTAACGATAAGGCTTTCTTATTTAACAAAGACCACCAACCGTTAGTCTACGATACGGCTAATGGTCTAGTGGAAATGGTGGCGTCTACAGGTACAGCACCACAAGGCTCTATAGCCATTGGTGGCTTTGGTAGACTTTGGGTCGCAGGAACGTCAACAGCTAAGAACACTATATACTGGTCAGACTTACTCATCGGTGAGTCTTGGAATTCAGGCAGTAGCGGCAGTATTGACTTAGACAAAGTATGGTCTGATGGTAATGACTCAGTAACCGCTTTAGCTATATGGAATGGCTTTTTAGTTATCTTTGGTTATAACTCTATAGTTGTCTACCAAGGTGCTGAAGACCCTGCTACGATGTCATTAGCTGACACTATCAATGGTGTAGGCTGTGTAGCTCGTGATACCGTACAAGCCACAGGTAACGATTTGTTGTTCCTATCGGCTCGTGGTGTCATGACGTTAGGTAGGGTTATCCAAGAGAAGTCTAACCCTATTAATGATGTCAGTAAGAATGTACGTGATGAACTAGTAGGCTACTGGAAACAAGAAGAACACCCTATACGTGCCATCTACTCACCTACAGATAGCTTTTATTTACTTCTGTTCCCTTCTAACAATCTAGTGTATTGCTTTGATACTAAAGGTATGTTAGAGAACGGGGCGTTCCGTGTAACAACGTGGACAACTTCTGTACACAGATGTTTTGCTATGCGTCAGGATGATACATTGTTGGTAGGGAATACTAGTGGTATCAATAGATACACAGGCTATTTAGACAACGGCGAAGCTTATGTAATGCGTTACTACAGTAATCCTTTGTCCTTTGGTGACCCTTCAAGAATTAAGTTTCCTAAGAAGATTGTTCCTACTTTAATATCTGAAGGTACATTAGAGGTTGGCGTTAAGTGGGCGTATGATTTTACTAACGACTTTAAAACGCAAAGATTCACCGTTAATTCACAAGGCTCTTCATACTTTGGAGAAGCTCAGTTTAACGTAGACTCCTTTAGCGCAGGCTCGAATAAGATCACAGCTAAACGTATAAACACAAACGGTAGCGGTAATTTGGTGAGTGTTGGGCTAGAAAGCACAATCAACGCATCCCCTTTGTCAATCCAAGAATTTAACATACAATCAACTATAGGACGTACTTACTAATGAGTAACTATACAGTCACGACCAATTTTGCAAACAAAGACGCACTTCCTTCAGGTAGTTCTGATAAGGTTATCAAGGGTGTTGAGTTTACAGCAGAGTTTAATAATATAGCAACAGCAGTCAACAGCAAGGCTGATAGCACTCAGGTATTAACCAATGTACCTTCTGGGGCTTTGTTTACTGATACAGTTTACACCAAGCCTACCTCAGAGCCTATCAGTTATATCACAGGCTTACAGACCGCCTTAGACGGCAAAGTAGACGATAGTCAAGTGCTCACTAACGTTCCTTCTGGAGCAGTCTTCACAGACACTGTGTACACTAAACCTGCCTCAGAGCCTATCAGCTACATTTCAGGTCTTCAAACAGCCTTAGACGCTTTACAAGCCGAGATAGACGCTGTAGAAACTGGAGGAGGTAGTTACGTTAGCACAACAGATGCTGACTTTGTTAAATTAACACAGGTTACAGCGACATCTACAGAGCTTAACTATGTAGACGGAGTCACCTCTAGCATCCAAAATCAATTAAACGTTATACGTAGTCGTCTTGACATATTAGAAGAGGGATATAGATAATGAGCTTATTTGCAGGACAAGATATGTATGGTAATTGGGTTAATCCTGAAATGGCAACGCCAGAACAGCGAGGTCAACCCCTACCTCCAACTGGTAATGGCGCATATCCTTTACCTCCACAGCAGCAAGGACAGTCCTCAGCCTTTGGTGAAGACCCTGCAGTGGCAGGAAGAACACTAGCAGAAGCACTAAGGCAACGAGCTGCCAATACAACGCCTAACCCCAATGCTGTACAACGCAATCCTTACGAAAGAGGAGGCGCTTTATACGGACAACCTACCCAAGAAGAATGGGAGCAGGGGCGTCAGCGCTTTTTAGCAAACCAACAACAAGGCTTCCAAGCAACCAACCCTTTTGCTAACTATCAAGGTATGGGGGGTGACAACTTAGACAACCTAGCTATGGCAGCAGGCGTTGGTGGTTTGTTAGGTGGTGTACCTCTTAACCAACTAGCAGCCGGCACATTAGGCTATGAAGCAGGTAACTTAGGGATTGAACAGGCTAGACAGCTGCCTAGTATGTTAGGTGAGTCAGCTGCTAACATAGCTAACCAAGTTGGACAAGCTGCTGAGTTTAGACCATACACTGTTACTACTGGTGCAGGGGGTGCTAACTATGGCGCTCAAGGTATGACACAGAGTCTAGACCCTAACGCACAAGCCGTTAGAGACTCTTTAATGCAACAAGCGGCTACACAGGCTGGTCAGTTAGGTAATGTAACGCCTGAACAGCTTATGCAGCAGATGACTGCTTTACGTCAACCTGAACAGGAACGTCAGCAGTTAGGTTTGGAGAATCGTTTAGCTGCACAGGGACGCTTAGGCGTACAGACAGCGGCTTATGGTGGTACACCTGAACAGTTAGCTATGCAGAAAGCTATACAAGAACAACAATCTGCTGATGCTTTAGGTGCTATATCACAGGCTCGTCAGTTACAAGGCATGGACATTCAAAACTTAACAGGTATGTTAGGTGCGTCAGGTATTCCACAACAGCAGCTTACAGCGGCTCTACAGCCTTCATTAAGCATGATGCCTTATGCACAACGTGCAGGTGATTTACAAGCACAAGCATTGTCTAACTTAGGACAACAAGGTATGTCTGGTATGGTGAGTGCTGTTAACTCTGAAGCGCTATTGAGACAGGCACAGATGGAATCTATCATGAATGGTTTAGGTGTTGGTCAACAACGAGCAGCAGGTGGTGGTCAAACAACTATACAGAACCCTCTAGGTAACTTAATAGATCAAGGTGTTGACTACCTAGGCGGTCTGTTTGGAGACTATTTTGGAGCTACTTCCTCACAGTTTAACAACTACGGCTCAGGTGGTTTTGGGGATGCTGCTGTAGATGCGGATTATGAGGAATTTCTTAGACGATTAGCAGAAGGAGGTTAGTGCAATGGCTTCAGCAAAAGAACAATTATTAGCAAATATGAATCCGCAGATGGCTCGTCTATTAGATAACCAGATGCGTGACCAACAGGTAGCACAGCGCTCACAAGGCGCAGGAATGCTTGCAGGGTTGACACAAGCCTACACAGGCATGGGTGACTTGGCTTCTCGTGCGTTAGGTGCAGCTCCTATGGGGGCTAATGAAGCAGGTGCTGTACAGGCTCAGCAGGCTAAGGAAGCTGAATTAAAGAAACAGCAACTTAAACGTCAAGCTATGCAGAAAGCTTTGCAAGGAAAGACACGAACAGAGTTATCAGATATACATAAAAACAACATAGCTCAAAACCCTGAATTAGCTAATATGGCGATGTCTATAATGGACTCTATGGATAGTGATTTAGAGTTGGGTGTAAAGGCGAGTAAGATTGCACAGGACTTTACAGCTAAATCGGCTGAACAGTTCTTTAAAACACGTGACGCCTCTGTATTAGTACCTAAGCCAGAAAAAGAAAATAAATATGTATTGGTTAATACTGTCGCAGGTACGGATGATAACGG